GCACAGAATTTGGTTTCAACTTCTCATACAAACCATCATAGATGTTTCTAAAGATTCTGGCAACATCATTATCGAGGTTGTTTGTCACCCATTTACGACAAGAAGCAAAGTCCTTGTTCATAAGTGAAGATACTAACTCACTCAGCTGTACATCGGAAACTGATGCAAGAATACCTTTATCGATTGTACCACTAACACTATAACGCTGCAATTCATTAAGAACACGGCGATTGTCAGGAAAGTGTTTGGTGATAACGGCAGCAACCACTTGTTTATCATAAGTAATCCACTCAACACGTTTGAAGAAGGCAGCTGCCATCTTTTGTTTACTGCCATTGATTTTGAAGTCAACAACAGTACAACGGGAATGGATTGGGTCAATGATTCTGTTCTTAAAGTTACATGTGAAGATGAAAGAACAGTTAGATGCAAACTCCTCAATCGCACCACGCATGGCAGGTTGAGTTGAATTTGGATTTAGATAGTCCGCTTCGTCAATGATAACAACCTTGCGGCCACCTGACAGGGACATAGATGATGCATAGTTCTTGATTTTGTTCCGTAGAACATCAATACCCGATTCGTCTGAACCGTTAATCATAATGTAATCGCAACCGACTTCTTCACAAAGTGCTTTTGCAATTGTAGTTTTACCAACACCAGCAGAACCCGCCAACAAGAGATTGGGAATCTCTTTGCGGTTTACATACTCCTGAAATGTTGCCTTGATACCATCAGGAAGGATACATTCTTCGATGGTCTTAGGACGATACTTCTCGACCCATAAAATGTGTGACATTCAAATACTCCATAATATAATTAAATTTCGTCATGCCATTTAAAACCAAGCAAATGTTTGGCAAAAAATCTTACGACTGCATTTGGTTTCGTGGGTCTATACACAAACATAGAATCTGTGATTTCCCACTTACCAACATTTTTCACAGAAGGTGGTTTTATAACAAAAGTACTTGCCATTGGTGATGACGATGTTATAGTAGTACCAGTGAAACCATTAACAGACAAAGAATTGTTACAAGTATAAACAACCTGACTTTTTCTCCGATTTTCGATTCATTGTTCACTTGGAGTGAAATCTAAATCTAACGGAATTTGTTCCGTTAAAGGATAGAAGAATGGTATTTCAATTTGATGCATTTGGGAAAGGCCACATCGAATCTAGTTCAAGTTCATCAACTCTATTTCTCAAAACACCAATCGCTGTGTTAATGTGTCCGGTACCACCTTGATCTGGATTATGTCTGGATTCTAAAACTTGAATTTCTTTTTTCAAAACAGCAATATATTCGGATCTATCAGTCCATGTTTTTACTTCACCCATCATTTCACCTCGTTCATGCTTTCAAATAGTGCTTCAAACTCTTTAGATTCTGCAACCTCAGTTTGAAATGAATTTTTAAATTGTGTTTTGGCCATACGTTTGACAATCTTCTTAGGGATTTTCAACTCGTCATTGGTAATATCCACAATGTCTTTAATTGCTTCACCATTAGATTGATTGCGTTGCATATGCAATACAATCTCATCAACATAACCCTTAAGTTTTTTCAATTGGTCTTCATCAAAAGAACCAAATAACGTATTCACTTTAGTCATTATGCCATCATTCCAATAACATCAAAATCAGTTTCTTCAACAACAACATTTCCATTAGTTAAGTTGATTGCTGTTTTACCTTTCTGATCGCCTTCAGTAATGGTGAACACAGCCACAACGTATGTGGGGTTAATTGCAATCTTGTTGCCGCTGGTTGCTTCTGTAATCCATATCATATTATTCTCCAAAAGTTAAATCGGATTCTTTTGCTTCAATGGCGATCCAGTATTCCATATCTTCTTTAGTGTTCTTAAAGTAAGACAAACCTTTAGATGAGATTTGTACTTCATAAGAACCGGAAATCATTTTAAAGTTTTCTGTCAAAAACAATGCTTTAAATTTCTTACCATTACCATCAGCAATTTCTGTTGAATCGGTATGTGCAGAATTATCTTTTGCATCACAGGTTGTAATAGAAATCTTTTCACCATCAGACATAATAGCAATGTTAGGTGATTGTAGAATACTTGCGGTCTTTAAGATAGAAGCAAGTTCTTCCTCTTTCAAGGTGAAAGATACATCAACAGAAGGCAATGTTAACTCTTTATCTGGTGGAGTTACAATCATGCTTTTTACAGTTTTGCGATAGTTGAGTTTCTTACGACCAATTTTGAAGATAACATGTTTGTCATCGAAATCGATTTCACCATCTTTGTACAATGATTGTACTGATAAAAACTGGTTCAAGTCATAGATGCAGAAATCTTGTGGGAAATCATCTTTAACTCCGGCCTTGGCCAAAACAGTTTTTGTTGCGGAAATGGTTGTCAATTTCTTACCAGCCTTAAATTCAATGCCAGGATTAATGTTGGCAAAGTTTTTAAGAACCGTTAAGGTCTCATTAGATAATTTCATTACGATACTCCTTGTTTCAATTCACTCATTATACCTGGACCGTAAGAGGTTGTCAAGCATTTAATCAATTTGTTCTTTAGGTTTTCCAAAGAACCTTGGTTGTCAATATGATGGTCAATATAACCACCAATCCAACGCCATTCCGATTCGTGTATACCAGATTGTTTCAACATAAAATCTTCAGCTTTACAATCACCCATATTGGCTCTAGATGCAATACCATACCAATGTGGAGTTATACCACGCTGTATTTCTATGAGTATACCTTTGTTTTGATGTACGAATTCAATTTCATTTTTAAAACGAACATCTGTTATAACATAATTTTGATCCGGATTATTACGAATATAATTTTTCAATTTAATAATCCAGAAGTCGGAATGAAAAACATCACGTCCAACTTCTGTACCCATTAGTTGTAGTGCGAGCCTTGGTGTAAACTCACGACCAAATTCTTCTGTCCAAAACTTGTCTGGTTGTTCACGCCATTGTCTAGACTGTTCAGTATCACCTTCTAGTAAATGCCGTGGCCATCCAAACATTTCTGCGGCGATATCTTTAACACCTTTGGCAAAACTTACAGGAGTAAAGCCAAGGTCTTTAAGAATATCACCAGCCGTTCCTTTACCTGAACCAATAAATCCAAGTAATCCAACAATCATTACATTTCACCAACAAAATTTGCTACTGCTGGCATATCACCTCTAAAGTGATAAGTACCGATGTGGTCAGCTCTCATCCAAGGACACAACCAAATTGATCCACCAGTCTTACGCCACAATTGACAGAACATATAATCTTCTGATAGGTAACGGTCAGAACCACCACCAGTTGCAGAATCTTTAGTGTCAATTAATGTATCAAAGTATGCATGTATATAACGTGTTCCATCAAAGTGAGCTTGACCGACATGATCTGGTTTGTAACGTAGTTGCGGGAAAGCTTCCGCGAATTTAGGAAAAACTTCACGTTTGACCATCATAAAACCTGTTCCAATTTCCAATACTTCAAGTGGATCAGCAACACTGAATTTATCGGTGCCTCTCACTGGATTGAAAACATAATCACCGGTAACTTTTTCTAGGTCACTTGATTCCATATCCGGATTTTTAGTGAGTGCTTTCTTAACTGATGACCATTTAATCGCTTTCTTAGGATAAGGACCACCAATAACATCTTTATCTAGAGCTAACAAGGCAAGAACATCTTGTGGATTGAAGTGAATATCAGCATCAATAAACAGCATGTGTGTACATTCTGAACGATGTAAAAATTCATCTACGAGATAATTTCTAGCACGAGTGATTAAAGACTCATTGAAAAGAAATGAAAATTTCACTTGGACACCATACTGCATACAGATGGCTTGTAAATCGAGACATGCTTTGGCATAGAGTCCATGATTCATTCCGCCGTACATCGGTGTCGCAACGAAAATACTTTTCTTTGCTAATTCTTCTTTTTTAATTGAAATTTCCATTTACTCTCCAAAAATAAAAAAAGGGAGTACCACTTCAAGTGGTCTCCCCGTATTCACCTAATTAGGCGTTGAAGCTGTAACCAGCATTAAGCGCGGTACGAACCATTGCTTTGGTTGGTGTACCCAAACGGTACACAGATACCTTAGAACCATCACCACGAGTTTTGGTGTTAGTGTAGATAACATTGCCTTCTTGGCGCAACTCATCAATACGTGCGGAAACATTTTGGATTCCAAAACGAGCACGAGCTTGTGCGGTAGAAAGGGTGTTGTATCCTTCAGATTTGCTCAAGTATTTGAGGATCTTTTCTTTAGCTGAAAGTTTTGTAGTCATAATAATCTCCTAATGACAAAGTTAAAAAACAAAAGTCTTGCGTTTTGCAAGTATTCACATTATACTATTACTTAGTGTGTGTGTCAAGTATATTTGCGGTATACTTTTTTATCTGCCAACTTGCGGCAAATATTTAGCCTTGGTTTCTTCCCAAGACAAGTATATCAAGTCGGAATAAAACAGCGATTCATAAGACACATTGTTTTTCTTTTTCAACATTGATATACGACCTTTGGCATATTTTGTTTTCCAAATATGCGTCAAGGTTTCTTCACTGGTATCAAATGATTTGACCAGTTGTTCATCACCAATTTCTTTCCTAAGATATTCATTGGTGTTGTTGTACAAAGGAGAGAAGTATATTCCTCTCTGATGTTCGGTACGTATAAGTTCTTTTGGAATACCAAGTTTACTATACGCAAAATTTAGAGTACGATTTTTATGGTCACGTTTAAGTGGAAGACCTTTTTGATTCTTGGCTTCCCACCATTCAAAATATTTTCGTGTATGATTTTCTTTAACCCAATTATAAATTAATGCTCTTGTTTTTCTGGACGGTTCAAAAGCAACCGAACCACTAGAGAAACCCATTTTGTTCCAGTGTTCAAGACCATCATACTGAGATAGGCCACCGGACTTAG